TGTTCAGTTCTTGATGGAAAGCGAGGAAGGATTTTCCTTGGTCTTTCAAATCCTCTTTAATATCAAGGATTGCTTGTTCTTTTGCTGTCATAGTTGTTAGGTTTTTGATGATTGATGGTTTATGATTTAATAATGGTGAGGTAGCATCTTGTAGGGATGAGATCTGAGCATTTGTATGCTCCAAAATGTAGGAATATCTTCTTGTTTGCACAGAGAAGAGGAGAGAGTTGGCATTTCAGACATGGTGAGCCTGGAAATCCTTTAGGAGTTACTTTGTATTTAATACCTTCATACTCAAAGGTATCTTGTTCATTGAATGTGTATTGTTTCTTTGGCATATATGATGTGTTATGATAGTTCTTAAAAAATAGGGCAGGGAGAGGTATTAGAAAGCAAATAAATTTACTTATTCTCCCCACCCACCTAACAACTAACCCTGAGTACTCCCATTGGGAATCGAACCCAAATCTTATCTTTAGGAGAGATATGTTCTATCCATTGAACTATGGGAGCAAAAAAGTGAGAGAGATTTGATGCTATCCTGATGTCACCACCAGTTAGTGTTATATTATAGGCACTCTCTCATTGCAAGTTACCTTAGCTTGCGCCACTGTTCACCAGGTGAGTTCTGCAACAGTTTTCCCTCTTCTATTCACACCATCACAGGCTATCTACAATGTAGTAGTTCCTCCGATATTTTCTCACTTCAAGGGACAAGTTTTTAGTATTGGTATAGTATTGAAGTACCGAAAGTGGGACTCGAACCCACACAGTCATAATGACTAAGGGATTTTCCTGCCACACTATGTTACCATAGCCAAACAACGCTGTTAAAATATGCAACGAAGGCACCCATATCCTTCTCTTTAAGGGTTATTTATCACATACACATCATTTGTTGTGGTCTGGACCATCTCTTTACCATATTGAAATTCTTGCAAGTAATAAAGAATCGTGAATAACATTGGTTTTAATAAGGTTTTCCGTACCTTGATTCTTTATAATTTCAACTTAGGTATCTCCCGTTTGGCCTCTACACGATTATGAGAACAAATGATATTTACGAATTGCCATCAATAAATATCATATAAAGGATTAAAGGAGTTTATAAGGAGGCAATTACTTCTGCTTATACTTGCTTTTCATCCTATTCTCATTTTCGCTCGGTATAGTCCTTACACATTATTGGTTAGTGCTGTAGTTATAAACCTTATAACGGCATCAACAATGATGTAACTATATAAAAGGATTTCCACCGAATTTAGGAGATTCTACTATGGGATTTCTCGCCATAGCACTCAAATTTTCATTAAGTCCCTCGTGTCTACCATTCCACCATTTCGGCATGATATTATATCTTATTATTATAATAAAAAAAAGAGTTGGCTAATGGAGACCCCGAAGGGAAACCAAAAGCCAAATCTTTAGATAGGTGTTTATGCCTGTACGCGATAGATATCAGCATCACCTTCACGGCCAAGTGTGAGAAGTTCAGCTGAAGAAAGGTCTACTTCATCACCTACATGAAGGTTGGAAGTATTGGACAGCGGAATATAGGATTTTCCACCAGAAACCATAGTGAAACAAACAGAAGAACCATAATTGGAATCTACTACCCTGGCAGACTCAACTTGCTTGATTTCTTCTTCACTGAATGCACGACGATCTTTCTCTGCCCAAGCACCTGGATAAACATGAATAGCTGAAAAAATGTTCATAGATTTTGCCTATGCCTTTAGGACTTGTTTTGGTATCAGGCACACCTTGTTGAATGAAAAATGTTGTATGTTGTGTGTTAAATCAATAGGAAAACATATAAAAACTACACATAATCCTATCAGGGGCAAAGGGGAGTGGTTAGCAAAACTCTAAGGAAGGTAGAAAGAGGGTATTATAAGATAGATACAATGTATGAAAATTTTGTGATGTCTGCAAGGATTTTAAGGAAAAAACGCAATGATGATTGAAAAATGAGTTGGAAAATTGTGGTGTAAAATAAAGTAATAGGAATAGCAAGGGGTAAAATAGTGTCAGTAAGATGTTTTATTATTATAATGGTATTTATTGTTTATTATGATTTTTCTTAGGTTGTTTGTGAAGTGAGAGAAGGTTTTTACCTTTGCAGTGTCCTCAGGAATGACTTACTTCCTGCACTCCCTCTGGGCTAACCAAGGAAGGGACAGAAGTTGGCTAGTAGGCACACCTTTATAATTATAATAAAAAGATTATCAACAGATTATCTTTAAGTTATAAGAAAGGAAACATAGTGCTGAGGTATCGCCGATAGGGACAACAGACATACTATAATTAACTTCCTCCACCCGGCGTAAGTTGTAATATAAGGAATGGGTAGATGGGCAAGTGAGGCAATGGGGGTCAAGTGCTTGATGTTGTGATAACATGTTTAAGCCAGTTTAACCGCGGTTAAGAAGTGTATGTCCTAAACAGTAAGGGTATTGAAGATAGCCAAAAAGGTATCATAAATACTTTTTATAGCTCCAGAAAAGCCGGATGGGTGCCGCTCTGGGCATACTTCTTACATCTTAATTAAAGTGATTATTTTTGATTTAAATCCTTGATATATAATTCCTTAGATAGAAAATCTTAAATAGATATTACGATGATAAGAAGAGCAGCTTATGTTATACCCATATCTTACATACTGTTACATGATGTCTTATCTTACAAGCAGAAACCCATAAGGGAGGGAAGGTAAGGAGGGAGAGGGTAAGTAGAAACAGCATAATGCTTATAGTATCATAGTGTATGGTTTAATATCTCCTATTTATTTACTCCTTAACCCCTTCCTTTCCTCCCCTTCTGTTCTTCCTTATATCTTCTTATTATAACTTCCTCGCGCGCGTATATATTATATAGGTGTATAGTATTGATTTAAGTCAAGAAATCTGCATCTAAACTTATACCATGTCACCTGCTATCTGTCCTGAAAAAAAGAAGGCTGAGGAACCTCCCCAGCCTGTAATACTTTTCAGCAGTTAACTCTGTAGATGTCTGCATCTCCCTCCCTTGAAAGAGTAATCAGCTTGGCAGACTTTACATCCACCTCTTCTCCCACAGCCTTGCTGCATGTATTGCTCAGTGGAATATATGCTGTACCACCGCTTTTCATGTAGAAGCATACACTGCTGCCGAAGTTGCTGTCTACAACCTTTGCTGATTTAATACTTGCAAGTTCTTCCTCTGTGAAACTGCGTGAATCTGTCTCCTGCCATGCTCCTGGATACACATGGATTGCACTGAAAATGTTCATTGCTTTACTGTTTTAAAAGGTTAATACTAATATAACTATCAAGGACATAGGGGAGTGTTTAGCACAACTCATGTCTTGCTGTAATATGGCTCATGCCTGCTGTCTTAAAAAAAGAAGCTAAGGAGTGTGGTGACTCCTTAGCCATGAAATTAGATGTGAGACATTATAAAGTGAGAAAGTGGGGGAGGAGGAGGGTAATTAAATTTGTACCCTGTATATATCTTCATCTCCTTCTCTGCTAAGTTTAAGCAGTTTGGCTGTAGTTAAATCTACCTTCTGTCCTACCACAGGAGAAGATGTGTTTGATACTGGAATGAATGACTTACCTCCAGACTTCATAAGGAAGCATACTGACATTCCATAGTCAGACTCTCTGACATAGGCAGATTCTACCTGACTGATTTCTTCCTTAGAGAACTCGCGTGTTTCTGTTACTTCCCATTGCTTCGGTTGATAAACCTTAATTGCTTCAAAGATATTCATAATGTACTAAACCCACTTACAACTTGGCATAGTAATAACTGCCAAGAGCCTTAAAGGGTACTGGCTTTTGGTTAATTGTTAGGTTATTTAGGTAGTGTTGATGTGTTTTATCTGGTATAGCATTTTCAGGTTAGAGGATATCCCATTCAGCTAATGCTTCATTAGGAGAATACCCATGATTTATGAGGTAGTTTACCTCCTCTTTAAGTCCATACTCAGCAGCTCTTGTGAGTGCTTCTTCCTTTGTATAGCTTTTTACTTCAGAGACAGCTATGAAACTCCAACTGTTTTTGTTTACTTGCATAGCCAAATTCATTATTTTCTGTAATATTTGAAATAAGGAGTTCCTGTCTTCTCATCCATTACCATGTAGAAGGATTTACAGAACTCCTCTAAAGTAAATGCTCGTTGTATAGGAGCTTTACCTCGGAATCTAAGATAAGTTACCCTACTTGGAGAGAATCTTACTGCTATTCTCTTATGATATTTATATTCAATACCATTAGCAGTATACCATCCTACTTTATAAAGTATAGGAGTAAGTACCATGCTCTTTGTCGATGTTGCTGCATAACTGCGATAATCTGTCAAGATTGACATTACTATACTTCCTGTCAATCTAATTTTTGGATTTTGTTTCATAATGTTAATGTTGATTAAAAGTTTATTGGTTCTGTTGAGTATATGAGAGAGTTGTATTCATCAACCCATTTTTGTGTGCAATCACAGGCAAGGTTATCAAGCTGTTGCTCATAGCCTTTCCAGTAAGCAGAGCATCTTGTCATATAGAATTCCATAGGAGTTACTTCATGAGCAGCTGATACTGTTCCAGAGTTCCATCTTTCTCTGAATCCTTTTAGGATTTGGTCTATTACTTCCTGAGACTCAGCTGTTCGGAATGCTACCTCAGGCTTCATGTCCATGTAATGATGTGTGGTGTACATGAACATCTTTAAGTTCTTTCCGTTTGCTTTCATTTGCTTTAATTTACTTATTATTAGAATTTCCTATATTTTTCTTACCACATTGTAGTAGATTTTCATTGTATACCACTACAGTCCGAATGTGTTCAACTACATCTTTAGGCAGCTCAAACTCTTTCATCTTGCTTTCAAGTTGAGCTGTATTAAACTCACCCATGATGTAGCACACTATACTACTGATAGTGTCATTTATCACCTTAATTTCATTTGTATCCATAATAATCTTAATGTTTAATGTGTTGATATTTAAGTATAGTCTCATCGTATTTACCATAGCTTCTTAAGCCAGACTCTACATGACTCTTTGCATAGAACAATATGTAGTCTATGAAGAACTCCACAGGTGTAATATTCAATAGATGTGGAATATAGAGCAGTACCTCTATTGGGTCTGTATATGTTTCATACATACCTTTAGCATCTTTCTTGAATAATTCTACTACCTTCTGTATTGGAAGGTCAAGGCAATCTCTGTCCATAGCATATACCATAAGTGCAGTGAGATGCCAAGGACTATTAGTTAATTTCTTTGTACTCATAAGCCTTTCAGTTGTTTATATATTGGACATCTATAGAGTGGTAACTCTTTGATTATCGGAAGTATTTCCTTCTCTTCCTCAAGAAAGTAAGCATCTCTTGGGCAAGTTCTTCTAAATTGAGAAGAGAGATAAATTTTCCTCTTAAGTTCTTCTGTAACATTACCATAGATATTTACAGTATGTCCTGTTACTCTGTCTGTACCTGTATAAGGTATAAACTCAATAATGTATGGAATCCTATTACTATCAAAAGGACAAATATATCTTGCATTCATAAGCATTGTGTTAATGATGATGTTTTATATACATGGTAATCCACATAGTCTATTGGTTCATTGACTTCAGGAGAGTTTAAGCGGAACTTTGCTGTTATAACATGTTCCTTGCTTATCATAGTTCCTTTGTAGAGATTGCCTCTTATCTTAGTGGCATCTACTACAACAGCTGCTCCATCATTTAGTGGAGTGCCTACCAGTAATCCTATCAGAGAATTAGATTTTGATTTCTTTGAACTCATTTTTTAGTTTGTTTTTAAGTTGATACTCCTCATCTTGAGGTATTTCCTTTAAGTTTGTATTAAACCAAGGAGTCCATACTATACCTTCTGGACTCCTATATTGGTATCTCTTCTGAATCATAGCTTGTTAAACTCTTCAAGGCTAAAGTTGTAGAAATTCACTATTCTCAAAGGCTTATTAAACCACTTATGTATGATGTACCAATGAACTTGTGCAAGAAGTCTGTTCCTTCTTATAATCTTCTCGTCTACATTGATACCACTGAGGGCCATATCCATAGCTTGAACATAGTTACTCTCATATCTCTTAGCCTGCTCTTTGAGATGACTGTATAAATCAAGTTCATCTCTTGTACCTCCAAGCTTCTTATAAAGCTTAAAGGAATCTACCAGTAAACTTCCTGCTACATTCTCCCTTTCACCGAAGAGAATGTCTAAATCATATATCTTCATTTCTTGTCCTCCTTATAAGCTTGTGGGTTAATCTGTTTACCAATCTCAGGAACATACTGTTTGTACTCCTTACCAGTCTTCTTGGATATTCTTTTTATGAATGCCTTACCACCTGAAGACAACCACACAGGATAAGTATTACCCTTAGAGTCAGTGTAGGTGTACTGTGTCTTGGTTTCCTTGGAACCAGATTTCTTGTTGTTAGTTACTTGAGTGAAGTTATTACCGCTCTTTGTTACACTCTGGGCATAGATGCTACTATTATTCACACCTAATGCAAGCAGCATGATAGCTGCAATAATCAGTTTTCTCATTGTTAGTTGTAGGTTTTATGTATTGACCAATCAGGTCTTCCCATCAGGTTTCTTGCAGAGTCTGCTTGAGACCATGAGGAGAAGTGGTATTTGTATAACCTCTTCCCCTCAGTATCATGGAGATAGTATTTCATAGTGCAATCTCCCATTTCATTCCCTTATAGGCTTCAAGAGCCTCTTGGGATGTGATTACTACTACCTTCGGAATGCCAAAGACTGTAACTTTAATCTTGGAACCAATCCTTAGTGTAATCTCAGTTACCTCAGGTTCTGAGTGAGTCTTTATAAACTCCTCATGACAGGCTTTAAGGTAGTTGTACTTATCCTCAAAGCTATGGGATTTCTTCTTCCCATAATACTCTGAGCTTCCCACTCTCTGACAGTCCTTGTGCTGTCCAATTCTTTGTCTCTTAGGTTTGTATTCTTTGACAGAATAGTTAACTTGTGCTGCTGCATCTCTCATAGATGCTAAGTCAGCTTGGCTGAATTTCTTCATAATCTCTTAGTTTTATGCTCTCCAAATACCTCAGTTATACATAACTGTGGTACAATCACTTAAAGTGGAATTGAGCTGGTTATTATTTAAAATGGTAAATCATCATCTTCCCAGTTACTATTCAAATGTGCAGGTACTGGAGCAGGAGTGTTAGTTGGTAATTCTCTCAAGAAGGAATCATAGTCTCTCCAGATTTGGTAAGCAGTGAGAAATGAGAAATGCCTTATCACTTCTTCAAATTCAACACTGTCAATTCCTCCCCCAGAATCTCTTGTAGGATAAGGAACAAGTTCCGTTGCCTCAAACTCATGGGTGTCTTGATGGTATTCCACCTTGGTACAATCTCCAAAGAAACAGATGGCATTCTCCATTTCCTTGATAGTAGGGAAAGTGTTATTACTCTCCCTACTAAAGTTCTTTGTTCTTTTCATAACTATAGTATTGTTATTAAAACTGTTACTACTGACAGCATCAGTGTGAACACTGCTACTGCATTCATTGCCTCCTTGTTAGCACTACTTGCTCTGTGAGCATCATAGGCAGTTCCTATAGCTGCAAGCAGGAGTAAGCCTGCAAGGAACATCATGATTGTTATTACCATAATTCAATTCTTGTATTAAATGAAGATTGACTTACTGCCAGCCTTCGATATACCTCTCTATCATGTCATTTACATATTGATTATTGACCCACTCTTGTACTTCTTGAGTGCTGAACTCTTTTACTATCACTGGCTGTATGAGCATGTTTCCATAGTAGCATTCTGTTACTTCCTCTTTTGTAGCTAACACTTGGTTGTCCCATATTATTAGGTCATCAGCCTCAGGAACTACCTCTTGTATGAATGCTGCTTTGAGTGCCTCATTCATGATGTCATGTAATGTTTCCATTTGTCTTATATTTAGTGGTTAAACTTATTTATTTTTGAGAGGTGGGGGGATAGTCCCCAAATTCTCAGAGACAGGGGGGAGTGTTCTACATTATATCTTCTTTTTACACATACAGTTCAAATTTCTAAAAACTCTCTTTTACACACGCATAACATTTTTTATATCTCTCTTTTACACATACTCTCTGTTTTTTTTTCAAAATCTCTCCTTACTGCATATCTTCCTTTTACACACATTCTATCTTTTTATATCATTCCTTACTATATCCATCTTTTACACACCTCCAACTATCTCTATCCCTACTTATCAATTCCTTCTACTTTATACCTAATTATTGTAACAATATCTAAGTAAAATCCTTATATACTTGCATGGTAAAAACTTTTTATGTATCTTTGTGGCAAAATTGGAAAGTTATGAGAAAACTTTTATACATAGCAAGTGCCTTACTCTTTCTTACATGCTGTACTAACAGTGTGCAAGGAGACTTTACAGGAAATGCTACAAGCGTTGTAGAGGATAATGATGATACTCTACGAATTTATTGTGACACAGGATTGATTGATATGGATACCACAACTGTTATAGGTGAAGTGGTTAATTGGGCCAATGCTGAAAGATATACCAAAGCTGAAATGGCTCATTTTGATTCAATGAATGCTGAAGGTGGCTTTTTACTTATAAGAGAGGCCGAGAGGCATCTTGATACCATAGTTAATCATTTACATATAATTTTTATACCAGAACCTTAATATGCCAATACCAGATTTTGATAATACCTTAACAGGTAGATATATAAGAGCTATAGAGAATCCTGACAGTCTTGGGTGGAACCCAAAGAAAAGAATATGGGAAGCTCCCAAACAAAGGGGAACAGACCCCAATAATCGTGGTATGGGAGTAGATATTATATATAATGAAGATGCAGCTAAAGTTGTAAAGAACAGACCTACCAAATACTTGACTGAACAGGAGGAGAGGGATTTAAGAAATGATCACATTGATTATTCTTATGGTGTTATAGACAGACATCTTCCAACACACAGTGGCTTAACACCTGAAAGACAAGCAATGGCAGCAGGTGTAATTTATAGAGGAGATGGAAAGAAGTTGCAAAGTGTGAATAATCCCCTTGGTCGTGCATACAATGTTGGTACTGATGCAGAATTTGAGCAGGCTATAACTAATTTTTACAATAAAGCAGGATTGAAGACAAGGGCAAGAAATCATCAACAGTTCTTTCACAATGAACGTATGCAAAACCTTATGAGTGGAATTGTAGAAGCAGCAATAAACTCCGCAAAGGATGCTTCGGATTTTCATGATGCCTATATAAAGGCAGAAGGTGGTAGTCTTAACTCTCCTAAGTTATGGGATGATTTATCTATGACAGAGAGAGCTGAGATGATGAGGGTGGCTGTCAATAATGGTATTACTGACTTACCTACCATCAGACAAAAGTATAATGAGTTTGCTAAAGGTGGGGACACTAATGAAGAAAGACCTGTGATTGTACCATTTAAGCAGAAGCTTGAAGTAATTATTACTCCTGACTCTGAGTATAATGAGTATCTTAACACTCTGCCAGATAATCAGCGATTTACCCCCAATGATGAATATGACTCCTACATGTACTGGAAGCTGCATGGCAAACCCAGAGACTTTAAGGAAGCTTATAACAGGGACATGTTCCACTATGACCACTCTGACAATTCTTATCATGCCAACAGCATTGCTTGGGGAGATGATGGTATAGGATATTTCATGAAACCCAAGACCCATCCCACAGTTGGCTATGAGCTTGACTGGTTTAACAAAGGGCTGGTCACAGAGGAAGGGGGACATCAGAGACCGGAGACTCCTGAGGAAAAGCTGGAGAATGATAAGTTTAGGAAGAATTATATGCTTATAGATGACCCTGTAAGAACTAATTTTTACAGGTATCAGCCAGTAGAAAAGGCTAACGGAGGTAGAATCCATATTAAACCAGAGAACAGAGGCAAGTTCACTGCTCTTAAGGAAAGAACAGGACATTCTGCTACATGGTTTAAGCAGCATGGTACTCCTGCTCAGAGGAAGATGGCAACTTTTGCACTGAATGCGAGGAAATGGAAACATCCTGATGGAGGACCTTTAGTTATTAATAATATACCTGATGATTACACTTACTATGCCGGTAGTCTTCCTGCTGTTACTGTTTCAGCTCCTGCTTTACCTGCATATCAAGACCGGTTTACAGGACAGTGGTATGGTATAGGCCCTGGTGGTAGGAAAGTTAATAAACCAGCTAACTTTGACCCAAGTGGTGCAAGAGTATATACTTCACCTGAAGCATTTGAGAGAGCAAGGTTGAATAGAGCCTATGCTGATGACTTGAACCATTATGGTGAATTTGGTGATATGGTAAGGAAAGGTGCTACAGCTTTAACTCTTGCTCCTATGGCAGGCCCTTTGGTAGAAGCTGCTACAGCTATTGCTCCAACATTTGCTCCTGGTTCTGCTTTTTGGACTAATCCTATTACTAAACAATTTGTTGCTAGTACTATAGGTGGTGAGCTCGCAAATGCTGGCTCAAAACATTTAACTGGTAAAACACTTGATGAAAGAAATGCAGCAAGTTTTGAATATTTAACAGGAAAGAATCCCAAAGACGTATGGTATGGCAATTTGATTACAGGAGCATTAAATCCAGGCTATCTACTCTCTCCTAACCCTCTTATAACAGAAGCTGGGGATATAATAAGTACTGCTACCAATATAGCAAAAATAGCTTCTCCAAAATATAGGTCTTTACATGCATACAACACCATTAATCCTAAAGGATATGGAAATCCTTTTGTAAGGGGGAAGGCATGGCTTTGGGATATGATTGAAGATAATCCAGTAGATTTAAAGAGACCATTATTCTACCAAAAAGCTGTAGCTGAAAATAATGGAATAAGACCTGAAGAAGGTTTTCTTGGTACAGGAGATTATTTACCTCTTTCTGTAACTAATCGAGGTCAAATATCAGATGAAGCAAGATTAGACGCTTGGGCAATTCATAATAACCTTGAACCTCAGTATGGCACTTACATAAAGACAGGAGATAGAACTTATTCTTATAATATTCCAAAGTTAATGGAAAAAAGTAATGGGACTTTACAAGCCCCTAACCTACCTAAAAAAGATAAAATAGGGGGGCAAGGTATGCATGATTTTGTTACAGGTGCTGGGGGTGGCTTAACAGACTTTACATTGCTTGGAGAAGATGCTCATGGTAATGCATTAATAAGCATAGGAGATTTATGGGATGTCAATCCATTTAAAAGAATTGGAGACGAATTGAGCCATAGATTATTTCCCAAATGGGATGGTTCAAAAGTATTCACTAAAGGTACAAGACTGTATGATTTAGGTGAGGAGCGTTCTTCTAATATGCTTAAATATATTGGAGATAAAATGAGGAAGAATGCTAATGAACCTCTACTTGGTATTCTTAAGCCTTTGGACAGAAAGATGAAAGATTTTGAAGTAGGCACTATAACAGGAGGAAAGCCTTTTATGATGTCAACAGAAATCCCAGTACATAAAGAATTTTCTCCATACGCATTCACTATAGATGGTAGTGAAATGAAGGGCCAACTTATTAGTTATCCATTTGGGTATAATCCAGATTATTTTGTGGACAAGGCAGCTATAAGGGGATATAATAACTTTAAGTTTGATACTAATAAAGTTATTAATTATTTAAATAAAGTTAAATAATGTTAAATATTTGGTAGTTTCAAAATTTTTTCGTACCTTTTCACTCGCAAAGATGAGAAACTCGCAGGTAATATAAGCTTTAGTTATTTATAGATTCTACAAAAAGATTAATGGTATGATTGAAGCATTGAAAGACTGGGATAAAAAGATAGAAGAAGCCCTGCAAGAATATAGAATGACATGTACAGATGTGTATGGTAGCCCCGATAAAATGGAAGAATTTTTTAAGCAGCAGCATAAGAAATTTCTTGAACATTATGAAAAGGAGAAGATAGATATTAACTCTCCATTGTGTGCAGATTGTCCAGACTTTTTGAAAGATGCTTATGTAAAAGAATATAACTCCCGATTATATCGAGAACTCTGGGGAGACTATTTTATTTAGTAAAATCTATCGGTAATGTTTTGTCAGTAAAATATTTCTTTGTACCTTTGCAGAAAATTAGATAGTTATGGCTACTACAGGTACAGAGAATAAAACGTCTCTAAAGGCAGGAAAAGATAAGGATAAATATATAATCCTTAAGTCAAAGGGTGATATAGACAAGTACTTTGGTTCTATGTAGCTTTAATATCTAAGAAAATAGATGTGGTTATGAAAGGACTAAAGCAGTACATAAGGAAGCATGGCAGGCATTTTACAAAAGAGCTTGCCCTTGCTGTTACTGATAAATGGAATGTGGAACAGGTAATGAGTTCTGCTCAGAAGAAGGTGTATTACAATGTTACATCTGCTACTGACGGGGACATAGTTTACCTTGTTAATGCTTTTAATGCTTTTGATGGTTTATCTAAAGGAGAAAGCCTGAATATTTCTTTGAGTATTGTTGGAGATTATACTGGTGGGAAAGAGTATGCTTTCAAGTATTTCATTGCCACAGCCAGATTTCATAATGCAAGTTTTGATTTTACACCTTATATATAATATAGGAGGGAGCTTCACAGTCCCCTCCTATTAAAAACATAATTAACAATCACTAAAATATAAAAACTTATGGTTTATTTTATCTCCAGTGTAACTTCCTCACCTCTCTTCATTGCAGGTAGTACATAGTCATCCAGTAGCTTATAGTAATATTTGGTAGATTGGAGTACTTTTCCTTTCTCAAGGTTTCTGCCTGGAAGTATACAACCAAGACTGTCTTCTGCCGTATTACCTGGATGTATTCTTATACCTGAAAATCCTTTGACATTTAGTATTTCCAATACTTTACCATTATACTTACTTGCCCATGTTCTTGCTGCAAACTTTGATGAGTATGTCATAGTAAGCTTATATACACCTGTTGGTATTGCAGTCTTACCATACACTTTCTTACTTTTAATCTCAAATTCCGACATTGAATCATCTAACCCTCTGTCTTTATCCTCAATAACTTCAGAGAATCTTACACCATTTATATATACTATACCAATAGTGTAGGTATCTTTCTTCCATTTTCTGTCTATCAGTAGTTTCATAGTTTAGTTATCAGCATTAAATTTTACACCAAGGAACTGAATCATCTGAGTTCTCAGGCTATCTACCTGTTGACGAAGGAAAGCATTTTCTTTTTCCAGAGTGTCAATTTTATTATTTAATCCATTGACAGTGGTTTCCATCAGCCTCTTTTGTGCGTCAAGAGTCTCCTCCATCATCTTCTTATATGCGTCAAATGACTTTTCCATGTTCTCTATCTGTTGAGAATCTACCTCTGTGTTATACTTTCTCCTTGTTAATACAAATGTCACTATACTTGATACTACTGTACAGAATAGACCTGTTATTGCACTGATAATCTCTGTTCCCATAATCCTTATTTTTATTTTCACTGCAAAGATATGTATAATATAGATTTGGTACAACAGTATAAGAATTGTACTAATATAAAATTAAGGAAAGTGTTAGATTGTGGTGGGTAATGAAGAATTTACCTACCTTTGCAACAAAATTATTGGATATGCGTAAGGTTTTAATATACATAGGAATATTAGCAGCACTTATTTTGATGGTGTGTGTAAGTATCAGAAAATGTCAGGATATACAAGATAAATTCGACATTGCAACTGCAAATATAAAGGCTTATGACATGCAGCTTAGTGATGAGAAGGGTAAGAATACTGCATATCAATTTACTATAGATCAGCTTAACTATTTTCAAGATTCTATTCTCACAGAACTGAATGCGACAAGGAAGGAGCTTAAAATTAAGGATAGTAAGTTAAAGTCACTTCAGTATATATCCTCCAGTTTCAGTAAAACAGATACTGTTGTAATTGAGGATACAATATTCAAGGATACGGCATTCAGCCTTGATACAATCATAGGTGATGACTGGTACAGTGTAAATTTAGGATTGAAATACCCATCTACTATAGCTGTTACTCCTGAGTTCAAGAGTGTTAAGCATGTGGTTATATCTACAAGGAAGGAGACAGTTAATCCCCCTAAGAAATTCTTTCTCTTCAGATGGTTTCAGAGAAAACATCAAGTTATTCAGGTAGATGTTGTAGAGAAGAATCCTTACTCTGGAGATAGTGAAAGCAGGTATATAGAAATTATAAAGTGATATGTACAACAAAACAGCTCTTACCATTTATATGGTAATAGCAATACTGTTGGTTGCAGTTGGATTAGTTGGCTTGTTGCTGGATTTTTGAAACAGCTTCTACAACAGTCCTGTCTAATAACTTGGCATATATCTGTTCTGTTATCTTTATGGAAGAGTGGCCGCATATCTTAGCTACAATCTCCATACTTACACCACTATTTAATAGTAAGGTAGCTCCTGTATGTCTTGCCCAGTGTGAAGTTATAGGTTTGTCTATTCCTGATGCTTGAGCAACTATCTTGAGGTACTCATTATATTTTACATTACTTATGATTGGTAGTTTGTTGTTGTACTTTTCCAGTATAGATAGGGCATAAGGATGCATAGGTATAGTAAAACCTATGTCTGTTTTTCTTCTTTTATTTACATAAGCTTTCTTACCATCAATATCTATAATTTTAGAAATGTCAAACTTTCTTAAATCACAGTAAGCAAGACATGTTAAGGTTTGAAAGACAAAAACATCCCTGACTCTTTCAATATGAGGAGTAGGCATCTTTGCTCTTTTTATACATTCAAATTCTTCTGGAGTCAGATATTTGTTTATTCCACCTCTTTGATTTCCTTTGTCTATTTCAATATAATGGTATGGGTTTCTTGAAATATAACCATCTTTTATAGCACATATAATAAAGGTGTTCAAATGCCTATGGTAGTTAGACCATCTGCTTGTAGCTTTCATACTTTTCTTTTTTAAGTAAAGATCAAGAGCTGCTATGCTTTCTTCTGAAATATCCCCAAAGTTCTTTATCTTATTGTAGTCAGATAGAAATTTGATAAAGCTGTCATATCTCTTCTGAGTAGCATCTGTTTTTCCATACTTCTTTGTTATTGCTTTCTTCTGACAATATTCAACAATCGATATGTTCATAGCCTTCAGTTGAGTAAGCTTAGACGGAATACTGTCTATATCTATTTGTTCTGCATTAACCATATCCAAGATAAGTTTTCTTATCATGGACACCATCTTGCTAATAGTAAGATTAAGGATTTCAGAGTCTTCATGCTGGACAATAACTCCGTTTCTCCACTGTTTAGGCAATACTTTTATTCCTGTGGAGATATACTTCTGTTTTCTAAGATATGTTATCCTGACTTCTATTTGTGCAGTAGAAGTTGGACTTGCAGTTTTTCTTCTGTTGAAGACTAAATCTACTACTGGGATTGTATACATACTAAGAGAATTTTTTAATTTGTATTACAGCCTATCATTCTTGTCTGAAAGATGTAATACATTTGTAATACATTTATACTACATCTTATGTTGTCAGACATGCTTGTAATACCTTCTCCAAGTAGTCTTGTAATTCCGTTGTGATCCGGTTGGGATTCGAACCCAAGACTAATAGTTTGGAGGGTTTTATACTGATAGAGAGGGGGTTGGGGAGGAGGGGAGTGAGTAATGCCTGCTCTGGGTGTAATGCATGTGTCATACATTTGGGGTTTTTAGGGTTTTTGAGGATGATTCCTATGCTTTGTTATTGTTAGTGATTGTATGTTTCGGATGCAAAGTTACAAAGAAATTGGAGTAGTGAAAGGGTTTATACTGTTAAAAATACTTAAAATGTAAGGAATTCTTAGAATTACATTTGGAGGGTATAAATTTTTTTCTTAACTTTGCGGTGAAATAAAGGTAATATAAGTTGTTGAGATGTAGTTGTTTGCAAACCTTTGTTAAAGTATTACATTAAGTTAGATAATTTGCTTTAAACTATTTATTTTATGAAACAGACAAAAGATGAGTTAAGGTGGCAGGCAGAAAGTGATGCTTCTACTATGGCAAGGTATCAGGAGATACTCAGTGATAAGCCGAGGCTGAACAGGGCTATTAAGGAAGCCCAGCGTCAGGCATCAGACTTAACCAAGAGAGCCAATGCTATGAAAAGTGTGACTGGTATAAAGTCAGGCAGAGCTACAGGAAAGAAAAAGTAATACCTTCATAAGTTCTTACTTTTATGGCACAGCAGATAGAGGATTATAATTCAGAGCCAGTCAAATATTGTTCTCAGTGCTATTCACTGAAGATTCTATATGAGGAGTCTATTGACTTTGAGTATTGTGCTACTTGTGGTTGCTCAGATATACTTGAGACTTCCATAGAAGAGTGGGAAAAACTTTACAGTGAACGCTATGGTCATAAATATGTAGTGAAGAATCCTAACCAAAAGCTTACTTTCCTGTCAAAATGCACAGAAAAGGAACTTATGAGGTTACTGGTACACAATGACTCCTGGAGAGAGATAGTATATAGGTTATATCCAGATTTTTACAGGGGTTATAATAGAGTAGATACTTTGATGCTTCTATTTGACAGAGTAAGGAAAGATGGCAGGTTTAATGAGTTGAGAAATATAATGGCAGAATATATAAATCTTTAAAATTATGTAATTATGGAGAAGGAATCAAAAAGCAATGGAACAAAGACTGATGGTGTACAGAAGTACTCCTATGAAGAACTGAACAAGATATGTGGTGAGCTTTCTGCACAGAATCAGAGGTTATATGCCCACATACAGAAGCTCAATACTGAAATTAATGAATTGCATCAGGCTTTCCAGGTCAAAAGGCTTGACTATCTGTTTAAGGTTGTGGAACTCGCTAACTCATCAAGAGATGTTACATGTTTCAATACTGACTTTGTAAACTCTTGCATAGATGAAATAGAGGAGTCTTTGTCTGTGTCTGAAGATGACGAGAGTAAGGATATTCCAGATGTAAATAGTAAATAGTATGGAGAAGAAGACAAGGTTGCCAAAACCTAATAATGCTTTTACCGTACCTTCCAGCTTGGAAACAGATTTCTTTAAGTGGTGGTGCATATTCCTTAACCCTTTAGTTGGTTTGACTGAGAGAGAGATGGATGTTGTTGCAAGCATCTTAAAGCAAAGGTACGAGCTGTCTATGAGTGTAAGTGACCCTGTTGTACTTGATACTCTCCTTATGACTGATTCTGTAAAACGTAAGATTGCAGAAAGCTGTCATATTACCCTGAAATATTTTTATGTGGTATTAAGTGGCTTGAGAAAGAAAGGAATAATAGTTAACAATACTCTTGATTCCAGACTAATACCTAATATCAGGCATGATGGTAGTGGTGTTTTTCAGCTTTTGATGCTATTTAATACTGATAGACCTAAGTCATGAAGTACGATGATATAATATCCAAAGTATCTGAAGAATTAGGTATTCCTAAGACAAGGGTAGATATGATTTACAAGGCTTATTGGAGAGCTGTCAGAGAACATATTGTTTCTTTACCTCTGAAGGAAAATTTAAGTGATGAAGAATTTCTTAAATTACAGCCTAATGTCAATATACCTTCTATTGGTAAGTTCTGTATTACTTTAGACAGATACAAACACATGAAAGATAGTTATAATAACAATAATAAAACAAGATAGTATGTTACATATAAAAAAAGTAAAGCCACTACACACCAGTATTGTGACTACAGCAGAGAGATTTGACAAAGATGTCAAGGAGCGCGGTATTATCATAAGTAAGAAAGGAGACCTTAAAGTATGGCAGACAGTTGTAGCTGTAGGGAATCTTGTGTCAGGAATCAATGTAGGTGATAAAGTTATGATTGACTTTAGGGCCTATGCAGTAAAGAAATATGACAAGAACTCTTTGCAGAATGATCTTGACAATAATCCCACCCTTACCTATGCTCTTAACTGGGTTAGCATGGATAATGAAAATGGGGAGCCAACTGATTACTTGTTCCTTTCAGACAGGGATGTAATGTATGTTTTTGAAGGTGAGGAGAAGGAAGATGTGTTTGAGCTTCCTGTTGTTCCCAAGATAGCACTGAGTTAATTATAGGGTAGAAGTTGTTTTAGGATGGAAGCCTGAGTATCGCATGGCTTGGGCTTCCTTTGTAAAGGAAGGAGGTCATTTATGTTTACACTTAAAGATTTTGTACATATAGTAAATAAAGTTTTAGATGAGGACAGGAGAGCTAAAGGACTGGATGTTAAGGGCTACTTCTCTGTTGAAGAGCTTAAATTTGCAGATTCAGAAAGTCATCCAGAGTCAATAGAAATCTTAATAGAATATATTTCAGATGATAATAATAGTTATCCTATTATAAGAGTACGTCAAATTCTTTCTGTTGAAGATGACATATCTGTTGAGGAGAAAAGAGTGTCTAAGATGGCATTGGAGTATTTTTACAAGATACTAAGATATGGTACAGGAGAGTATGACTATAGTAAGTTTGTAGATGGAACATTTAACTACTTTCTAACAGTAGAGTGATGAAGTTAGCAACACATAATTCAGGAACAGGAGAGAAGGGTAGTAACTTCTGGTCAAAATTCAGTTGGTTTTGCAGATGCCAGACCAAGACAATAGTAGAGCAGTATGAGGCAGGTGTAAGACTGTTTGATTTAAGGGTAAGATGGGTAGATGATGACTTATATCTATGTCATGGGCTTGCAGTATATGACAAGTCACTTGTACAAGCCCTGTCTGAACTGGCTGATATTCATGAGAAGTACACTGAGAAAAACAGAAGTACCGAAAGACCTATAGTAATGGTTACTTATGAAGGCAGGCTTGATGGGGATATGGAGTTGGATTTTATGGAATATGTGTTCTCTATATTCAGGGAGTACAAAAAGATAAGGATGGGTAATCTTGCTGTCAAGAAACCAAAGTGGAGGAGTATATATATTTCAAGGTGGCAGCCATCATATTTACAGAACTATCCCAAGCTAATAGGATGGAAGGTCCTCTTGCCTATTCCTATATTATGGAATAAGTTTAAGAAGGATAAGTCAGAGGAAAAGTGGTTTGTAATGGAGGATTTTGTATAGACAAAGTGACCAAATCACTTTGCACTGACAGCAGACTATACATAGTATATAATATATAATATATAATATAGGTGTATGAAACTGATAAGATATGAAGACTATCAAATAAAATTAGCAGATGAAGCTTTCTTGGTTAAGCCTATCAGGAGGTTATTTCATCTTGACAGAAGTGAGAGGAAGGAGAACTTTTGGAGGCAGATGAGCTACATGTACTTTGTGGTGTCTCCAGCTTCCAGTTATTCATATATCCTTGATCTTGATGAAAGAGCAAAGGCTGTAATTGAGCAAGAAGGATTACCTGCTGACTTTAAGCCTTCAGAGTTACTACAAGAAGCAATGGAAGTTTACAAGAAACTTACAGTTACTCCAAGTCAGAAGTTGCTTGAGTCCTCCCTCATAGCAGCAGATACTGTCAGTAAGTTTCTTTCAGATAGGACTATATTAGAAAAGACAGATGATAAAGGCAGACCTTTATATCAGATTTCATCAGTTACAGCAGCACTAAAGAATGTGGAAGGTATAGTCAATTCTTTGCAGGCATTACAGAAGAAAGTTGATCAGGAACTGGAAGATAGCCCTAATGCAAGGGGTTCACAAGAGCTTACACTTGGAGATATAGGATTTGATTAATGGATTTGTTAGGTTAAATTGTTTTGTTAGGAGCAGGGGGTTATTCCTCCTGCTCTGTTGGTTCTTCTTCAAATACAGGTGAGAAGCTTACCATAAGCTTTGAGTTGATAATATCATCCCTCATCTTTCTATCACCTTTCCAGAACATATTTTCAGCTATAGTATAAGTATTCCTGTTTTTGGTTATTATACCTATATCTACCAATTCCTTTATAGCCCTATGATATGATGCCCTTGATATACTGCATACATTCATAATCTCCTCCACTCTTTCAGCATTCATATAAACTTTACCGGTATTAAATTCTGCAAACTCCATTATCTTATATAATACTTTGGTAGTTGCATTCAGTATTGTACTATCATATAACGCCAGTATTTGCTTGCTGTAAGTCAGAAAGAAAGGTTCTGAGTCAGCTTTAATAATCTCCTTACGTTGTGAGTATTCCAATACTTCTCCTGTATTAGGGTCTATTCTCATTCCTGTGTACTCCTTAGTTACGAATTTTTTCATAGTTTGAGACTTTTATTATCATTGGTTTATTACTATTATGCTCACACCATGTCTTAAAAATTCTCAAAAATGAGAGTAACATTCTCAAATATGAGACATGTATTCTCAAATATGAGACTTTGGTATGGTGTATTGCATTGGTTTTCAGTCACTTTCAATATATTATATAATATATTATTATTCGGTACTGCAAAGTTAGTAATAATTCTCAAACTATGCAAATATTTTACTTATTATTTTAGAATTTTTCTTATAAATCCTTAGTGTGTTTCTTATTATATTGTCCATGAAATGATTAACCTTTACCTTTGCATGAGAAAAGTAGAAGATTGTTTTATGGAGAATGTAGTATGGAATAAGTGTCAAACACCTCTTGAAGAATTGCATCTTGAAGAATATCCTCAGGAAGTAGTTGAGCAGTTTTGGGATTTTATTAACAATGTACCATTCATAAGGTGGATGGTTTCCCCTAACAGACCTTTAATCAGTGAGTTACCAAGAGATGAGTATGGCAGGGCTATTATAGATGTTACCAAACCTCCTATACTGGAAGGTAGTGACTATTTCAGACAGACAGCCTTAGAGTGGGAGAAGAATGGAAAATACACCAATCTCAAACCTAATGCCAATCCAAACAGTGAATTTGGCAAATGGATAAGAGAAGAGAGGAGAAGGGGGTGGGATGGGTATGTAAACCCTTCTACAGGAATGTGGGTTACAGGAGACCATTACTGGCTTCTTAATTATTGCCCTATGCATTTGGTTGTAAAGAGGAAAGATGGAGTGTCTATGCGTACTACCAGACATCCTAAATTTTGGGATGGTCAGTTCCTTGTGTATCATTATGAATGGCAAAGTAGAATGCATGGACATCATTCTTCCTACTTAGCATCGAGGGGGAAGGGGAAAACTGGCATGGGTTCTGAGAAGCTTGCAAGACGTTGTATTATAGGAGAGTCTGCTGATAATAGTGAGGGAGTACAATGTATGGTTACTGCTGCTGACAGGACTAAACTTATAGGTACAAACCAAATACTTGATGTGTTTATTGATGATATAGATTTCTGTGCCAAGAATACCCAGTTTGCTTCAAGAAGACTTAAGAGCAGTGTTCAGGAGCTATATTGGGAGATGGGTTTTAAGAAATCAGGAAGTGATGTAGCTTATGGCAGTCAGAACTCAGTATCGGGTATTATATCAGGTGTTAACCAAGATAAGCTTAATGGTTCCCGTGGAGTATTATATCTCATAGAGGAAGCAGGTATCTTCAAGAATCTGATTTCTGTATATAATATGATAAGACCTTCAGTAGAGCAAGGTTCCTCTGTATTTGGTCAGATTATAGCCTACGGTACCTCTGGCGATGATATGTCAGACTTTACAGATTTTCAAGAGATATTCTATTCACCTAAAGGATATAACATGGAAAGTCTGGAAAATGTCTTTGACAAAGAAGGTCAGGGAAGAAAGACATGCTGTATGTTTTATGGTGCTTATCTTAATTATGATGATACTTGTGTAGATAAAGATGGTAACAGTGATGTTACTAAGGCTTTGCTTAAGCTATGTGCAGATCGATATAAGGTTAAGTATGGCAGTACAGATGTTAATACTATTACCAAACGTATATCTCAGTATCCTATAACACCTCAGGAAGCTATAATAAGGAGTCAGGGTAATATGTTTCCTGTTACTGAACTGAATAACAGGTTAAATCAGATAGATAATAATCCCAATGAATATGATGATGTATATGTAGGAAATCTTATTCAAGGAAAGGATGGCCAGGTAGAGTTTGAGCCCAGTGCAGACATACCTATCAGAGACTTTCCAACTAAAGATAATAAAGTGACCGGTGCTATTGAGATATTCCAGATGCCTCAGAAGGGAAGTGATGGTAAAGTATTTGGTGAGAGGTATTTGATTGGTTGTGACCCTATAGACCAAGACCAGGCAGATACTATGTCATTAGGTTCAGTATTAGTACTTGATACTTGGTTAGACAAACTTGTTGCAGAATACACTGGAAGACCGACATTTGCAGATGAATTTTATGAGATAGTAAGAAAGCTCTGTATGTTTTATAATGCCCAGTGTATGTATGAACAGAACATCAAGGGTTTATATACTTACTTTAGTATCCATAGTTGCTTGTATAGGTTGGCAGATACTCCTCCGTTTCTAAAGGATAAACAGATTGTAAAAAGTAGTGGGTTTGGTAATACCTCCAAAGGTATCAGAGCGACAGAACCTGTTATCAGATATGGTCTTAGGGCTATAAGAGACTGGCTGCTAAAACCTTTTCCAAAGATAGAAAAAGATGACCAAGGCAATGAGATAGAGACTACTATTCCTAACCTTTATAATATAAGGAACAGAGCTTTGCTGAAAGAGTTAATACAATGGAATCCTATTGGGAACTTTGATAGAATAATGTCCTTGTTGCAGTTGATTCTTTTCAGGGAAGAGAAGATGATTATGTATCAGGGAGACTTAAAATCTTCTGAAAATCAAACAGATGAGGTAGATTCTGACCCCTACTGGTCAAAGAATTATAAAGGTAAGAAGAGTAAATATAATGAAAGAGCACTGAAAATGTTAGGTATAAAAGCCAAAGATTTATCAGGAATGTAGTCAGTAAAAAGTTTTTCAACTTTCTGATTATTAGGATGGTTTTAATATTTGCTTAGTGTGAGTCTTATGTTGTTTGACATCAAATTAATAGGTTGTACCTTTGCACCAGAAGAAAGAAAAATGAAGTTTAATTAAAGCGAGAAGACTATGGCAGGATTAGGACTTGACAACATCTTAGATTTCCAAGAGATTGATAATCTGTTTGGAGAGCAGGAAGATGAAGTTTCACAAGAAACACCAGGTACAGAACCTGAAGAAGAGAAAGAGACAGATAAAGAAGAAGACAAAACTACTGAGGTTGTAGAATCTCCAGATTTGTTTGGTGATGATGAGTTACAGCCAGAGAGCGTAGGTAGTGAGAAGAAAGATAAAGAAGAAAAAGGCGAGGAAGATGCCTCCACTCAAGAAGGCAGTAACACTTCTCCAAACTTCTACTCTTCCATTGCCAATGCCTTGGCAGTGGATGGTATCTTCCCAAACCTTGATGAAGAGACAATTAAGAAAGTAACAGATGCAGAAGGTCTGAGTGATATTATTTCAGCGGAAGTACAAGCAAGATTTGATTCAGACCAGCAGAGAATCCTTAAAGCATTGGATAATGGAGTGGAACCTTCTGATATAAAGAGGTATGAAAGTACCCTCCGTTATATTAACAGCATTACAGAAGCCCAGCTCAAAGCAGAGAGTGAGGCTGGTGAGAGGCTCAGGTACAATATCATCTATCAGGATTACCTCAATAAAGGTTATTCTGAGGAAAGAGCTAAGAAGTACACTGAAAGAGCTATTGATACAGGCACAGATGTAGAAGATGCCAAGGATGCCCTCCAATCCAACAAGGAGTATTTTCAGCAGGAGTATGATAAGCTGTTGGAAGATGCTCAGAAGGCAGAAGATGCCCGTATAGCTGAAGAGAGGAAGAATGCAGAAAAGCTGAAGGATTCTATCATGAAGGACAAAGACCTGTTTGGTGACATGGAGATTAGTCAGGACACAAGAAAGAAAGTGTATGACACTATCATGAGACCAGTCTATAAAGACCCTGAAACAGGTGAATATCTTACAGCCCTTCAGAAATATGAGAAAGAGCATCGTGCAGATTTTCTTAAGTATGTAGGTCTTATGATGACCATTACCAATGGTTTTAAGGATTTTGATTCCTTTACCAAGGGAAAAGTCAAGAAAGAAGTCAAGAAAGGTCTTAGGGAATTGGAACAAACTCTCAGTGGTACAAAAAGAGATTCTGGTGGTAATTTAAGGATGGCAGACAAGACATCTGATGACCCAGAGAGTTATTTAGGAAAAGGTTTCAGATTAGCCCTATAGACATTAAAGATATACAGGAAAAGTCCTGAAAGGTAAAAAGATTAGTTTTTAATGTTTAATTTATTTTCAAATGGGAAAATTAGGAAAATTTCAAATGCAAGAGTTTGACTCTTGGGCAAAAACCTCTAAGAAAAACCATATTAACAGTGTATTTCTTGGTAAGCCTCAAGAGCTTGACAATTACATGGTTCAACTGTTAGCTTATCGCTATAGGAAGACACTCAACACCTTCCTTTCACAGTTCCCAACCAAGTATTTTGATACTGGTGATGAGTACACATGGAAGGTAATTGGCAGCATGACCAAGAATCTCCCTCTGGTAAGAGCCTACAAGGAGACTGGTGAGGAGGTTACTGCCTCTACTCATGGTAATGTTGGTGTAAATGGTGCTCCTTTCTATGTGGTATTTGAGGAAGACCTGTTTGCAGACCGTGCAATCATTGTAGGTGAACTCAATGAAATCTATCCTCTTCGTATTGTTGGTGATGGTTTCCGTGAGGGTACAAATATCAAGTACAAGGTTTATCTGACAGGTGGTGTTACAGGTGGTATGCCAGCAGAGCAGCTTCTTCCAGGTAAGCGTTTCTCTAAGGAATATGCAACTGTAGAGTCAGAATTCTCTCGCAAAGTAGATGATATCACCTTCTCTGCACCTATCCAGATGCGTAATGAGTTCTCTACTATCCGTATGCAGCACAAGGTATCAGGAGCTCTTGTAAATCATAAGATTGCAATGGGTGTTCCTGTAGAAGTTCCAACGGCCAATGGTGGTTATACAGTCAAGAACTTCGATATGTGGATGCACTATGAGCAGTGGGTACTTGAGCAGCAGTGGGATGATGCCAAGAATAAGCTTTTGGCTTATGGTAGAAGCACTCGCAATAAGAATGGTGAGTATCTTGATATTGGTAAGTCAGGTGAAGTAGTTCGTGCAGGAGCAGGTCTGTTCCAGCAAATGGAAGTGAACCACACCTCATTCTACAATGACTTTACTCTCAAGGCAATAGAGAATGCTCTGTATGAACTTAGCGCAGCTAACCTCAACATGAATGAGCGTACATTTGTACTCAAGACAGGTGAGCGTGGTGCAGCTCAGTTCTCTAAGGCAGTTCTTGATACTGTAAGTGGTTGGATGCCTCTGACTATCAATGGTGATGCAGTAGGTATGGTTAAGCGTACTAACTCTCCACTCCATGAAGTTTCACTGAGTGCAGGCTTCCAGTTCACTGAGTTCCTTGCACCAAACAATGTGAAGCTCCGTGTAGAGGTTGACTCAATGTATGATGACCCAATCCGTAATAAGATTACGCACCCAGATGGCGGTGTAGCTCAGTCTTATCGCTATGACATCTTTGATATTGGTTCTACAAGTCAGCCAAATATCTTCAAGGTAGGTGTTAAGGGTCAGGAAGGTGATATTACAGGTTATGAGTGGGGTCTGCGTAATCCTTTCACTGGCAAGATTGGCAATGAAGTTATGAGTCATGATGAGGATTCAGCTACTATCCACAAGATGACTACTACAGGTATCTGTGTTCTTGACCCAACCAGAACTATGAGTATTATCCCAGCAATCCTTCGTGGATAGCATGATATGAGCAGGTGGGAGAGTTAATTCTCTCCCACTAAGCTCTTTAACCAGATAACCAAATTATCTGGCACAAACAGATAACAATACAATACAAAATAAATAAGGAGAAAGTAAAATGGCAAGGAAAAGAGTAGAAGAAACTATGTCAGAAGGACTTGAGTATCAACCAGTAAATGTAGAGACAACTTACAACAGTCCTATGCAGAGTAACCAAACAAGTGTAGAAAAGGTTGAAGAGGAATCCTATAACTGTCTCAGAAATGAGATTATAAAGGTACAGTTTGTTCCAAGTCCTAATGCAATGGTACAGTCAAAAGATCATATTCTCTATGGAGGTATGGCTGATAATGCTAAGAGGGAGTATGTAGTACCACGATTACAAAGTTCAGGAGTGTATAAGAATATACTTACCACAAATGAGAAGAACTTTTTGGAACAGATATTGGGATTAGCACCCAATGCTTTAAGTGTTCATAAGCGAGGAAAAGAGAGTTTTTGGAGTGATGCAAATCCCAATGGAATAGGTAAGGTTATATTACATAAGCAGAATAACTATCTTGATTTGAGTAATCCTATTGATTATATCAAGTATAAGATATTGCTTGCAAACTCAGATTATATAGCTCCATCCCTTCGTGAACTTGAAGAAAATCCCAAGGCAACCTATCAGTTTGTACTGGTATCAGAGAATGCAGAAACCCAGAGAAATCTCAGTAAGATAGATGCAATCAAGCGTTGCTACATGGAGTATGGTAAGATTGAGACAGACACAGATGTCATGAGGTATGTGGTAGAAGTATTTGAAGGCAGACCTATCAGTGCTCAGACAAAACTGGACTATCTCCAAGGAAAGATAAATGAATATATCCAGCAAGCTCCAAGAAGATTCCTCGATATTATTCAAGATGAGCTGTTACCAGCAAAGGTACTTATCAGGAAAGCCAATGAAGCAGGAATTATAGGTAAGAAGAATGATACCTACTATTTGGTAGAAGATGGCAGGCCACTGTGTGAGATGAATGAAGAAAGTACTCTGAATGTTGCAGCCAAGTATATAAGCAGCGTGAAGAGGACAGAACTAAAATATAGTATTGAGGCAAAGCTGAAATCAAAGTGATAGTGTAGCGGTAACATTGTTTCCGCATAGAAAACAAGTATGGGAGGTACTGGGGCTATTGCAGCCCCTCCTCCACTTAACTAAATAAACAGAAAGGAAGTAAGATGAGTAATATAAACAATGAACTGTCAGCTCAATTTGATGTGATGTATAATAATGTTACATCAAATCAGGCACCAGGCTTGAATGAATATGAAAAGAGCGTTTTTTTGACAAAAGCTCAGAATATGCTTCTCATTGAGTATTTCAATAACAGGACAGATGGTGTAGGAGGAGGATTTGATGGCAGTCAGAAAAGACAATATGACTTCTCCCAGCTTATTAATACATCATCCTTGCAGCCTTTATCGTTAAGTAGTTATACTACCTTGGACAAGCGTAGTGTTCCTTATATATTTCCAGCAGATTACTTTCTTACTGTTAATGAGATACTTGCAGATGGTTCTTATCAGTACAATGTTATTCCACTAAGTTATGATGAGTATAGCAGACTGATGATGAAGCCCTATAACTTTCCAGTTAAGAGAGCTGTATGGAGATTATTCACAGGTAAAACCTCCGTTGTTAATCCTTCTTTTTATAAAGAAAAGTATGATGTCAATAATGACGGTAAGGTTGACATGCAGGATGTATCAGACATTAATCAATACTTGACAGATCCCCAAGGAGATGCAACTAAGTATGATGTTAATGGAGATGGTACAGTGACTCAGGCAGATTCATCTGAGATAACCGAGGCAATATCAGTTTTAGCTCCTGTAGCAGAGATAATAGGAAAGCCGACTATGGTGAATGGGGGTCCAAAATCAGACCTCAGTGGTATAACTTATACTCTCAGGTATGTGAAGAAGCCCAAGCCTATTATCTTGGAAGACTTAACAAACTATGGTGACAATTTGAGTATAGAAGGTGAGACAGATGCTACAGAATGTGAGCTGCCAGTTGAAACACATCAGGAACTCTTGGAAAGAGCAGTCACTCTTGCAAAGATTGCATGGCAAGGAGGTACGGCTACACAGGCAGCAGCACAACAAAGAGAGGACAGATAAGGAGGGTAGAGTATGACAAATAAGGAATTAAGTGACTCTATGGATGTCCTACTGAACAGCTATGATACATCTGCTCAGTTTGGAGAACAAGCATCAAGGAGAGAGATAGTTCTTGATGAGTATGAGAAGTCAGTCCTTCTTACTCAAGCTCAAGATATTATACTTAAGTCCTATTTTGATGCAAGGCTTAATCCTCAAGGAGAGGGTTTTGATGATGGAACCAGGAGACAGGTAGATTTCAGTTCCTTGATAAAAGTTGCAACACTTGATATACTTCCCAACACTAAGACCATTACAGTGAAGTCTGTAGATGTTGATTGGTTTGATACAGGAAATATTATAGAAGTGACTGCCCAAACAGATGAAGTTACAAATATATTAATTGAAGTAACCAATGGGAGCACATTCACCTTTGGTAAGCCCTTGCAGAATACAGTACATTTGATGATACCGATAGGTGAGTATAATATGTTTTTTACTTGGACAGCTTTTATGCAAGCATTGGCAAGTCTTAAAGCCACTATAAGTGGTGTAGAAATGTCACTATCCACATACTTTACCTTCAGGTATCTTGGTACAAACATATCTCTCCCTACTATTTCAGACGCAGGTGAGGTATATAATGGTGAGGTGAAATCAGAAAAAGAAGTACCTAATGATGTAGTTCCATTTGATGACAGGGGAATTATATATCAGATGCCTGTTAACAACAAAGGAATAACCGATGTACTATTTATCCTAAATGAACAGGTGGTCATAGGTAATAGTAAGTTTGTAGTGGTGCCCATCAACTATAAAGAGTATGACAGGATGATGAGTAAGGCATACTCCCAGCCTCATAAGAAGCAGATGTGGAGGTTATTCCAAAATTTGAATACAGAGTTTGATGTTCAGTCAGAACTAATACCCAAAGAACAAATATCCTCCTCTGTAGCAAGAAAAGATATAAAGTATAAGATAAGATATGTAAAGAGGCCCAGACCTATAATTCTTGAAAACTTACCTAATGGGCTTGAGATAGACGGAGAATCAAATGAGAGTCCATGTGAGCTTAATCCTGTATTACATAGGGATATATTAAATAAAGCAGTAGAACTTGCCATAGCTACCAGAGGTGGAGGAACAGCCAGACAACCTCAAAGTCAGCAACAGCAATAAATAATGTGAGATATGCTTCCAGAAGAGTTTAGTAACGGTTTTGACACCTTAGTAGATAGCTACAGGAGATTCAAGGATTTTGACAAGCAGGAAATCCTTGACAGCATAGAGTTCAATGAGTATGAAAAGAGTTTCTTTCTTACTGAAGCTCAGGATGAATTTGTAGTAGCCCTCTATAATGGCAGGAATCCCCTTGGTGAGAGTTTTGAGCAGACAGAGGAACTCAGGAGATATTTATCTTGTTTGGTAGCAGAAGCATCACTTACACCTATGACCAATACTGGAGGTAAGCCTATAGGCGTAAAGGAAGGCACATCTTTCTTTACACTGCCAGATAATCCTCCTGTACTGTTTATAACCTATGAGTCAGTAGAGGTGGAAGGAACAGAATGTGAAAATCTTAAAACACTTGAGGTAAAGCCTGTCACTCAGGATGAGTATCACAGGATAAAGAAAAATCCATTCAGAGGGGCTAATAGCAGAAGAGCTTTAAGGCTTGACTTAGCAGATGGTGTGATAGAGATAGTAAGTAAGTACTCACTTAGCAAGTATTATGTGAGGTATATTCGCAGACCAGAACCTATTATTCTGGAAAATCTTCCTGAAGGGCTGACTGTAGGAAACAAGAGTGCTAAAACTCCTTGTGAGTTACCGGATATCCTTCATGGTAAAATCCTTGAATTAGCAGTAAGGATGGCATTACAGAGCAAGGGTATAGGTATGAGCAACAACACAAATACAAAAGATAATAAAGATTAATTAACGTCTGAAGGCATAGCTAACAGACAATGTTTCACTTAAAATTTTAATTGAATATGAATTACACGAGTAATCAAGTCCGCCAGTTTTATGTAGCAGATGGTTATACTGCTGATTCTACAGCTAAAGGACAAATCAGTAAGGTGAAGAAGCTTGATGGAGAGGATGAAATCTATTTTATCTACAATGGTCCAGACACTCCTCTGAGAAGTGACTTTATTCCTTTGAAGAATGTTACTTATGCAAAGGCAATCAAGGCTGAAGATATGGAGGTTAAAATGCGTAAGATTAGCGTTGAACTTGCATCAGACCCTGTAGCAGGACAAGACTATGTTCTTGGCATTAACTTCAAGAACTTCTTCAGTTCAGGTGATGACAGCCAGTATTACAAGGATGCTGCTGTACATGTAACATCTGATATTAGTACTAAGGCAGCATTTGCTACAGCAATGGTAGATGCCCTTAATGCAGCTTTCTCCCGCGAGGATGGTGCTACCTCTACTTCTAATCCTTATCTTGCATTCTCTGCAAGTGATGCAAAGATTATCATTGAAGAGAAGGAGCAGGATTGGACAAGAGACACTAAGAAGCAGCAGAGAATCAGGTTTGATGTCTTCCCTGGTACTATTTATGTAGGAGGTGATGACATTAACTGGGCAAAGAAAGTGGGTAATCAGTATTACACAGAGGAAAAACCTACTACTACTGTAGGTAATGGTAAGGCACTTGCTAATATGGAGTGGTTCTATCTTGGTGAACGTGGAGACCAGTACAGGATGATGGGCTATCCTAACTACATTCCTACCAAGTATCTTGTAGATGAGACAAAGACCTACCATGTTATTGAAATCCACTATGCTTTCACTGACACAGGTGTTAACTCTTATCGCACAGAGAAGGAGCTTACCATTGTAGTTCCAGCAGGTACTGGAGATGCTAAATACACAGCAGTAAATGCAGTGATTGATGCTATCAATACCGCAGTTGGCCCAAACTCAAACTTTATTACTCCTTTGTCTGATCCAAAGCCGTAGTATTACACTTAATTTTGGTTTATTCGTGGGGTAGGGATTATAAGCCCCTGCCCCTTTTTATTAACCATTAAAATAAAAGATTATGAATTTACAAGGAATAGTATCCCCTGTAGCTCCTAAAGGAAGGTGTGACCTTTGGCTTAAACCAGTTGAGGGTGGGGTAGAATTATATGTGATGTATGGATGTAAGTGGCAACCTCTGAAAGTTGTAAATGCAGAAACATCAAAGACAGCAGATGTAATTGGTTCTGTGCAGGACAAAGCAGCAGCTAATACAATAAATGGAGCCAAGGCTTATGCTAAAGAAGCTGTAGATGCAGTAGTAGGAGCAAAAGGAGATACCGCAAAGGACATGACTTTATATGGCCTTAAGGCTTATATAGATAAACAGGTGGCAAAGCTTGGTTAATAAAAGGAGGTGAGCAATGATTATATTTGATCAGCTTAGAATTTCAGACGATGGGCAGAGGATGTATATCAATGCTCATGTCAATGGTGCAGAGTATTTTGCTAACAAATACATAGCAAAACTTGTTGTTAAAACAGCAGACCAAGTTTCTGAGACAACCCCTGAGTTATCTGATGGAGACTGTGTGTATGAAAAAACCTACGATGAAGGTACAAAAGAAATAAATGAGGTACTTTCTCCTGCATTACTCAATGGTAACTTTACAGATACACACACCCTTTCCAATACCCTGTTCTTTGTCTATATTGTATGTGACAATATTACATCTTTGGTAGGCTGTCCACCATGTAGGTTGGATGAACTTACCACTCTTGGGGTCACTTTTGATGAAAATCTTCTGTATCAGAGGGTAATGAACTACACAAAGTCTTTAGCAGATAGTTGTGATATACCAGTAGGATTTACAGATTTCATTCTTTTGTGGAATGCTTTTAAGTCAGCAGTAGAGACTGAGCATTACATTCCTGCTGTTAAGTTTTACAATATGTTGTTTGATAAGACCAACCAAGTAGTTGGTTATAAACCTTGTGGTTGTCATGGATGAGATAATATATAATGCGCTCAGTCATTATTATGATGTGTTATGTAAGACAGGTTATATGTCTTATAGTAATGCACAGAAGTTACTGGTGTTATCCTTTTACAGAGATTTTGTATTTGAGGACTACAGAGGTTTGTTGAGCAGGGAAGACTATAGTTATATAGAGAAAGCCTTGGACTGCCTCTACGGTTCTACATGTTTAATTCCATATCCAGATTATTTGAAGATGGGCAAATTACATTTAGGTCAGATGACAGAGCTTGCTACAAGAATTAAAGCTCTTGAAGATACAGACGTCCTTAAGGCATTTACACCTGAAGAGGGGGCTGTAGAAAATTCAGATATTGTTATAATTACGGATGAAGGGTAGTAAATATAAGGATAATCCTTAGATAATCCAACAGTATTTGTAATATGGCTCGAAGATATTCAGAAATGTAGTATCTTTGAGCCATAAAACTAATGAAGGTATGAAAGTAAGTGAAATTGTGTACAGCTGCATG